TTTTGATGCCTCGCAAGGGCATTTTTTTGACGCGTGGTTAGCTTCATGGCCTGAGCTGCAATGTTTATTTGCGCTTAGTTGCCTTGCCTGTTTTGGCTGCCTTGGACAACTCAGACCTAGGTTTTAAGACTGCGTTGCCTGTTGCCTCAGATTTGATGCGAATGATTTCGTTGGTTTCAGTGCCAACTCGCACCACTTCACCACCGGTTGGGCCACGCACGACATGACGACCAGCGCCCTTGACGCTGACAACTTCGCCATAGGTTCGCTTGCCTTGGTAGAGCCAGCTAACGCGGTCACCTTTTTTTGGGTTGTCTCTCACTTTTTCTTGCCTCCTTTCTTTTTTTTCTTTTTAGGGGGACGGCCCGCCTTAGAGCCGTATGTTCCCGATCCCATTGGCATCAGTCGTCTCCCTTAGACCCTTCCTTTTTAGCAGCCTTGCCCTTCGGCGTGGGCTTTCTGGGTGGGCAGGATGGTGCCTCGTTCGATTCTTGAACGGTGAACTGATACTTGCTAGGCAGCTTACTCATTGGGATAACGACGTTTGAGTTGTTCCAAGGTTAGCTCTGATCCGTCCGCAGCAACAAACTTACGGATGGCATCTGTTGGGCCGAACTTATCCACCAAGCGGTTGAAGTAGGGCACCTTGCTTTTGCCTAAAACATCCTGCTTGGTTGCCTTTGATTGCTTGTCCAGCCACTGCCCATATGTTTCGTTATCAGGAACGCCTTCACCACGCACAGCCCGAGCACCTTTGAACGCAGAGTTTGGGCGACGCAACTGGCTAGGTGGTGGCGGTTCAATTCCCAGCCCTTTGTAATCAATGACCGGCACAGTGGTGGACCTGCAATTGAAATGCTGCGGGGGCGTTGGCCCTTTGCCATAGTCAAACTCTTGCCCGTCAAGCGCACGACAGATCGCGCTAGTCCTGCTGTCCAGGGTTGCCACGTACCGATAACGCTTGGTCACATCTTGGTTTGCCTTGTAGACCTGCTGGCTTGCTTCATTTGCTACTTGGTTGATGCTCGTACGCACCATCGCGTTGACTTGGTTGTTTGCCACGGCTGTCACCTGCCCTCCGGCTTGTGCGATCTGACGCAAGCTGCCGGGCTGCCCGAAACGAATCCGACCCTTTAACTGCCGTGCAATCTCGTCAGTTGATTGGCCAGTTAGCAGCCCGTTGCGCACAGTCTTTGCAAATAAATCAGCCTGCGATTCTGCAAGCCCACGGAACGACTTTTGAAGCACCTTGCCGTTCGGCAACGTAATCGTCGTGCCCTGCGCAGCTGTCAACTGAAAGGTCTGCGGTGCACCCGCGACAGCAGCCTGCAAGTCATCGCTGAGTGACACCACATTGATTGCTGTGGGATCCACCGTTGCTACTGACTGAGCAAACTGCGGGCTGATCTGCACACTACGGATCTGGCTGCGCAACTCAATTGGCAACGCACGTCGCAACTCATTCGCCACAAACTCGCTTTGCAGTTGTGCCAAGCCCTGCAGATCTTCGACAACCGCAAGCGTGCTAGTGCCGGCCCACCCATCGAGCGACTCTTTTAGTTGCGCAAGAATCGCCCTAAGCCGTGCAGCTTTCGCAGGCGCCGCAAGCTCATCAATCCCACGGAGCTGATCAACAGCATCCAAAATAAGATCGTTGTATGTAACAGCAATCCGCTTGGCAACGCTGTTGCTAAATCGATTGAGGTCGATTGCATTGCGATATAGCTCCGAGGGTGTGCTCATAAATCATGCAGATCCAACCGCTCGGATTTATCAACGCAGATCACAGAGACATCCGCCCCGATGGTCAAAGCATTGCCGACGATGTCGCTGAACTCTTGAATCATTTCCGCGTCCCTTTTGTTCACCCTGGTTTCGGTGACGCTATAAATGCCGTCCTCGTCGTACCAAGTAACGCGGACCACGGCGTAAACCTGCTGCTTGAGCTGCTGCCTGACGTAGTACAGATACTGTTTATCAGGCTCTTGCTTCTCGGATTTCCTCAGGTGGTCAATCCAGCTCATCAGTAGCCTCCGGGTCCTCTTCCGGCATTGTGGCCTCAGTCTCAACCTCGGGTTCGGGCTTGTCCATTTCAATTAACCCGCCGGTCTGCGTGGCTTCGACTTCCTCCTCAACGTCGAACTCATCACCCAGCACTTCACCGGCTGATAACTGGTTGAGCAGTGTTTCCTGAGTGATCGTGCCAGCGGTGTAAAGCTGCAGCAGTGCCTGAATCTCCTGCGGCTCTAAGCGTGTTGCCAAGAAGTCGCGGTTGATGAAACTGCTGCCGACCTGCGACTGCTGCATGTACTGCGCGTGAAACGTCAAGCAGTTGTCGATCAGATCTTGCATCTGCTGAGCAATCACCATCATGGTGCTGTCGCCTTGGCTGCGATCAATCCGTTTGGCCTCTGCTGTTTCTGCGCTGAGCTTTTGCCCAAGCACTGCAGCAAGGCCCAGCTCATTGATCTGCTGTGCGATCTGCTCCAGTCGCTGGAACTGTGCGCTGTAGCTGTTGCCGGAGGGTTCGATGTATGAAGCCGATGCCGTTTCTGGCAGAGCTAAGGCTTCCCCAGGGCCTGCGCTTATCTCCTCCGCCGATTGCGGGAAACCAAAAATCGCGAGCATCGGAACTGCCGAGATATGCAGCTGATTGTCCAGATCAGACTGCACCTGGTATGCCTTGAGGTTCAGCTCTGCAATGTCTGCCAATGGTGGCCGCGACTCAAGAACACCGACGCGGTTTGCATAAGCCACCGCAAACGGAATTTCGCTCAGGCTGGTTCTGCCTTCATCCACCAAGCGGAACTCACCCTTGTCATCCTTCTGATGGATCTCAAACGCGCCAGGCGTAAGCACTCGCACCTGCTCAACCTGCTTCTCGCCGTAGAGCCCATCAGGGACGGTGATCTTTTCCATCAGCCTGACCATCGTCAGCTTCTGCTTGCCGTCAGCAATCTCACTGCGCCACCCCAGAATTTCTCTTGGCGTGAAAGTTACATAATATGGCCTGCCATTTTCACCGGCCTTGGGTGCATCAACCAAGACGCCAACGTGTCCATAACGTATGCACTTGCGGGCGGTTTCGTAAGTCCAGACGTTGAGATCGTTGCCCTGCAAGTCAACGTCAAACAGCTGTTCAGTTACAACGTCGCTGACATCTTCTAAGCGCACAGGCTTGCGGGTCAACATGCCCGCCAACATGCGTTCCAACCTGACGTAATACGGCGCAAGCGTTGAACGCATCAGCCTGTTGTCGTAAGCCTCATCTAGCTCTCTCGGTTCTTGCGGAAGATACTTTCTATGGCCTTTGCGCACGGAATATGTTCCGCCTTGCATAGCCTCTATCAATAGCCAATGCGGCTCCATGTTGACCCAGGCGCCGTTAGGGCTTTCAACAGTGGTGACATTGCCAACACGCTGCCTACCTGAAAAACCTGAATACACGACCCAATCCCGCCCAATGCCAGCAGTTTAGTAAAGCCTGATCCCTGTGCCCCGTCCAGCTCGTGCATTGAGCATTGAGAAGTCACGGTAAATCAAATATCCCAGCGCATCGTTCATGTGGTCATAACCAGCATCCTTGTCTGGGTCACCGGCTTCGGTGTAGCTCTGCAGCTCTAAACACTCGATCGTTCGCTTGCAATTTGCTGCCACTTGCAACCGGACTTCGCCTTTACCGTTTTCCAGCAAAGCCTGAACAGAAGCCACCCGATCACGAATGGGAGGATTTGCCTTAGGCGATTGATTGCTAAACCCATACGATTCAAGAATCTGAATATCAGTGCGTGATGCGTTTGTGCTGCGGTTGCCGCCCGATGCGTCTGGGTAGATGTAGACCTTGCGACCTTGAGCACGGGATTGGATTGCTTGCGCCATGGCATCAGTGTCATGCGCTTTGCTGATCTCATCAATCACCAGAAGTTTGCTGCCCAAGCGAACGCCAATAACTGCGGACATGTTGCCGATGTTGAAGTCAACGCCCACACGCAATGGCTCAGTGCTGACGTCGGGGATGGAGGTTGTGACGTGCTTATCGCGACTGAACCTGTCGTAAACCTGACCGGTTGTGAGGTTGCAGAATTGCCCTTCGAGATATGCCTTGAGCAGGCTCGGGTCGTAGTTGGCTTGAAGCCTTTCAATAAAATCCTGCGGCAGGTATGGGTTGTCAGCCGTCCGCATCCTAATCAGCTTTCGATCTGAGCGTTCCTGCGCCTCCTCTGAGCCAAAGGTGTTCCACATCCAGCGGAAACCCTCTGGCGTTGATGCTGCACTGAACTGCCGAACATTGCCAGCCCTGAGACGACCAAGGATCTTTGGGAATGCCCGCGTGCAAATGGACGGGTTTACGGTATCAATTTCATCGCACAAGATATAGGCAAGGTTGAGACCGATGATCCTGGAGTAGTTCTCGAACGATCGACACAGCAGCTTGCTGTCACCGCCAGGAAAGTGCAAAACGTACTCAGGCAATGGCGAGGCACGAAACGTGTAGGGGATTTGGTAGTGCTCAAGGAATTGCTCGAAGTCCGCTTGCCAAATATCACGAATCAACGGACCAGTTGGCTCCATCACGCAACCCGTGAAGCCTTGGTTTGCAGCAGCCATGAAGCAAGCCTTTGCCGCTAGG